TTACATGATCTACGACTTGCCTAATTATCGCTTTAAGCCATTGAGCGAGAAAATCGAGCCTTGGGATATACGACTGTCTATGCGATTGCAGCGGTTGCCATTTAGTCAGTGGGCGGCGGCGATATGAGCGATCAAATTTCCTTCCATGTGGATAGCCAGAATGTCTCTGGCATGATTCAGCAGATTGTTACCATGATCAACAAAGGCTTATTTAAAGGCCCGGTTGCAGTGATCCTCAAGCGCCCAAAGCACACCAAGGGCCAGAACCGCAAGCTGCACCCAATGGTGAGGGATATTAAGACGCAAATTAAGTGGATGGGGTTAAACAGTGAGGATAATTGGCGACAGTTTTTTTGCGGGATTATCCAAGGTCAGAAGCCCGTACCAACACCAGAGGGCGGCATCATTATGATCGGCGGTTCATCTAAGGAATTAAGCAAGGCGCAAATGAGTGATTGTATTGAGTATATGTACGCATTCGGGTCTGAGCGAAATGTGGCATGGAGTGAGCCATCGTTGCAATTATATTCACAATACAAAGAGGCAGCGTAATGGGCGCAATTAAACGAACACCCGCAGACAAGGCATTCTCGGATTGCATTCGATCAGCAGCAGAGTGGACTTGTGAGCGATGTGAAACCTATTACCCAGAAGGTCGGCGTATGGGCTTGCATTGTAGTCACTATCACGGACGCGGAAAATGGGGAGTTAGGTTTAATGTTAATAACGCTGAGGCGCTTTGCTATGGGTGTCACCAATACTTGGGTGCAAATCCAAATCTTCATACTGATCACAAATTGGAATCTATTGGGCAGGGTGCGATTGATATTCTGCAAGAAAAAGCCAACGACACTTCATTAGGTCGAGCGGCAAGGCGTGATGCTAAAGATATTGCCAAGCACTACCGGGAAGAATTTAAGCGCATTCACCAATTACGGCTGGATGGCACCGTAGGTAAATTAACAATTGAGTCATGGAGTTAACGATGGCAGCAGCAAAGAAAAACAACGTGGTGAAGATCAAGGTAAGGCACGTTGGCAAGTTCCCATTACCCAGTTACGCCACCAAAGGCTCAGCCGCGATGGATCTGGTAGCCGAGGTAGGTCGATCTACTCACATTGTTCAAGGGATGAATGAGTTAATCCCAACTGGCATCTACATTGAAATCCCGGTGGGCTACTGCGCAAAGATTTATGCTCGCAGTGGTCTAGCCGACAAGAAGGGTCTATGCCCATCTAACGCGGTAGGGATCATCGATTCTGATTACCGGGGTCAGGTGTATGTCTCACTAATGAACCACAGTCAGGTGACTCAATACATTGAGCCGGGCGAGCGTATTGCCCAGCTTGTATTGGAAAAGGTTGAAGTCATTGAATGGGTAGAGGTGGAAGAGCTTACAGAAACGGAACGAGGTATCGGCGGCTTTGGGTCTACAGGTGAAAAGACGGCAGCATAACTACCTCAAAGAGCGCTATTGCTGTGAGACAGAAGAAATCTTACAGCTATTCGCTCTAAGGGGTTACACCCTCCGCGAGACAGCCGAACGATTAGGAATGAAATATTCCACCATCAAGACGCAAGCTTGGGAGCTAAAGATTCACTTCACTAGTGGTCGTGGCGCTATCGACAGAAAGCACACAGTGACATACCAAGGAAAGGAGCGCGGCATCAAAGAATTAGCGGATGAACATAATATGAACTGGCAGACACTATCTGACCGCCTACGTTATGGCTGGACAGCAGAGGACGCAGTGACAACACCAGTAAGGCAAGGTAACTGGACGCACCGAGAGGGCCAAGACAGAGAGCCTACAGGTACGGACGTCACATCAATGTGGTTAAGAAAGAAGTGGATCTTATGAAGAATAACGGGAGAACAATATGAGTAAATTTGTAGAGGTTTTGGTTGTTGGCGAGGTAGTTGGTCATTGCGATATGTATATATCAGATGGGTTTGAGTTTTTAAACACTAACCATATTACATCTGCTTCCTTAGTTGACGGTGCTTACGTTGACCCTGATGCCAATGTATTACCTAGAGAAGATGACCATACGGGGGCGGGGGTGTTTAGCTTGGAATTAACTAACGGAAAAGAAGTGTATATCTCAGCAAAATCGGCAGCTCGCATTATAGGGAAGGAATTTGAGAGAGGTCAAATAGAAGGCTTAATTCAGCAGGTGCAGGATATTGAGGTTCAATTCACAGATAAGGAAGTAGCCCGTGAACACTAATACACAAACAGACCGAATGAATGAAGTGATGCGCAAGGTAGAGTTAATCCTTGAGTGTTATAAGGATGACGAAGGCGAACTAATGGGTATGGAATTAGCAACGAGCTATGTCTTCTTTGTTGACAGGACTATAGCCGTAATAGCAGAAGTCTTTAAGCAAGATGTGACTAATGAGCAGTTCGCCTTGCTGGATGCTTTGTTTGATGAGGGTGTCAGCACTGTGCCTCAATTAAAACCTAAACTAAGTGTCGTATAACGCTATGAGCAAGAACGACATTACAGGTGACACGCTAATCAGCAAGCCCAGTAACGATAACTATCGGAATGAGCATGACCGCATCTTTGGTAAGCAGCTAAAAGAGATAACGAGGCCAACAGTGAAGGCTTTAAACAAGATTACTGTTGAATTAGATAAAACTAAAGTAGTGAGGAAATAGTTATGCCAGTGGGCAAGAAATATGGAGGACGAAAGAAAGGCACTCCCAATAAAGTGAATCAAACAGTCAATGAGAAACTCGCGGCGCTTAACTGCGATCCATTAGAGGGAATGGCTAAGATCGCCAAGCAAGCAATGGCAGAGGGTGAGATGGCACTAGCCGGGCAAATGTACAAAGAGCTGGCCCAGTATGTCGCACCTAAGCGTAAGTCGATTGAGCTGAGTGGCGATGTTGAGCTTGATGTTGTTCAAGACGTACTGGTTAGCTTCAAGGATATCCCTAGCGTTGATTGAGACAGAGCTGCCAGCAATCTTTCACCCGTTTGCCACTGAGAAGCACCGCTATCGTATCGCACACGGCGGCAGGGGAAGCGGTAAGTCATGGGCGATTGCTCAGTTATTGATCATCAGCGCCTATAGCAAAGAGACTCGCATACTCTGCGCCCGTGAGATTCAACGATCGGTGGCAGACTCGGTGCTTCAACTTCTATCCGACACCATTGATCGGCTGGGCATGACTTCATTCTTTGAGATTCAAAAGACCCAAATCCTCGGCAAGAATGGATCGCGGTTTATCTTTGAGGGCTTGAGATCAAATGTAAATAAGATCAAGTCGATGGAAGGTATCGATATTGTGTGGGTAGAGGAAGCTGAGGCAGTAACCAAGTCTAGCTGGGAGACATTGATACCCACGATCCGTAAGGAAGGGTCAGAGATATGGGTGAGCTTCAACCCCATGAGGCAGCATGACGACACCTATCAACGCTTTGTTATCTCACCGCCTCCTGACAGTGTGATTGTTAAGGCGAACTGGGATTCAAACCCTTGGTTTCCCAAAGAGCTAGACAAAGAGCGCCTACACCTTCAAGACACTGACCCGGATCTTTATCAACACGTATGGGAGGGTGAATGTATGACCGCACACAAGGGCGCTTACTACGCCGAGCAAATAAGGCAAGCAAAGGCCGAGGGTAGGATTACAAACGTGCCGTGGGAGCAATCTGTGCCTGTACAAACATGGTTTGACCTTGGTGTGGCTGACTCAACAAGTATTTGGTTCACACAGTCGGTAGGTAAAGAGATTCGCGTCATTGATTACGAAGAGCATTCAGGCGAGGGTTTGGCATTCTATGTGAAGCTGCTGCGGGATAAGCCTTATGTTTATGATGAGCATTGGGCACCCCATGACATTCGGGTTAGAGAGCTAGGTTCAGGTCGATCACGGCTAGAGCAAGCTGGCGACATGGGGCTTCACTTTAATGTGGTCAAAAATATTCCCATTATGGATGGCATTCAGGCCGCTCGTTCACTGTTCAACCGATGCTGGTTCGATGAGCAGAAGTGCAAGCTGGGGTTAGATTGTCTGGCGACCTATCACAAAGAGTATGACGAGATTAACCAAGTGTACAAGTCTCGCCCGGTTCACGACTTCTCTAGTCATGGCGCTGATGCTTTCCGCTACTTTGCCGTGGGCTGGAATGAGCCGCAATCAACCATGCCTCAAGTTGTCAGCTCAATCTAATAACCGTGTAGTTATCACCCAAGGTGTCGCTATATTAACCAAAGGCCACAATTATGAATCCTAGCGAAAGACGCGAAATAACCCCTAAAGCCAAGCCAAAGAAAAAGGCCAAGCCTAAAGGTGGTAAGTCTCATGTGTTAACTAGCACTCCCGCTACACCTACACAGAAGGTTGAGATGGATTTTCTTGAAAAAGGACTACCTAAAGCCGAGGTTAAGCCTGCCCCTGCTCCAGCACCAAGAATTAAAGTTGAGTCCACAAAGAAGGGCGGTAAGCCCATGAATGAGCAGAAACTTATCACTAAGGGCAACAACGTCACGCATGATGCAAAGAAAGCAGCAGAGAAGCGCACTCCCGCGCCAACTGAATATAACCAAGCATATTGGGCTGATCAGCGCGCTAAGGATGTAAGTCAAGCCGACATGAAAGCCAAGCAAGACAAGGTAGGCATAAAGAAAGCCTACTCTGGTGACACGATTGTCACAGAGGATATGCAGCGTAAGGCTAGTGATGATCTTGGTCGCGTTACTGGCTCGATGGCCACCTTACAAAACAAGGGCGTCAAAAAGACCGAAGAGAAGAGCGGCTTGTTAGGTGAAAACCTCAAGACTACTTACGACTACAAGGGTGGGCCATCTATTGTTACTAAAGCAAACGACCCTACCATTGGTGATGTTCGCCTTGGTGAGAAGACTTCGACCACGTTTATTGATGGCGTTGAGGTGGCTACTAAGGCAGGGCATGATCCGCTAGGTAAAGACGCTGTTGTTGTTCGACCTGAAACATCAGGCCACATTGACGACACGCAAGCCATTGACCCAGCAACCGATAGTGATGACATTGCCACGATTGATGAGGCCATCAAGAACGAGAAAGACCCTGACAAACTCAAAGCCCTGCACCAGCGTCGATCAAGGCTAATGCGACTAGCTCGCACCAACACAAAGTTCGCTGGTCTGCTTGATGATGCCGACACTAAACGAACCAACTTAATGAGTATTGGATAATGAACGTATCACCCGAAGCGCTACTTAAACGGTTCGACAGGTTAAAAGCTGATCGCTCCAACTGGGACCAAATGTGGGAAGAGCTAGCCGTGTATCTTATGCCCGGTAAGTCTGACTTCATCTCGACCACGACCAAAGGCACGAAGCGAGCGGCGCAAGTCTATGACTCTACTGCCATTCATGCCTTACAGATCCTATCAGCCTCACTTCATGGCTCATTGACTAGCCCATCAACTAAGTGGTTCGGCCTACGCTTCCGTCAAGATGAATTGAACGAACACAAAGATGCAAAGGATTGGTTAGAGCAATGCTCGAAAAGCATTTTCCAAGAGTTTGGCAAGTCTAACTTCTCAACCGAGGTGGCAGAGGCTTATCAAGATATGGTGGGCTTTGGTACTGCCGCACTCCAGTTTGATGTAAAGACCAAAGAGGCAGGCTTTGATGGCTTTAACTTTAGAGCGTGTCACTTGGCTGAGGTAGTGGTTTCCGAGTCTGTAGAGGGTCGCATTGATACGGTGTTCCGCAAGATCAAGCTCACAGCTCGCCAAGCCAATCAGAAGTTCGGTGACAAGTGTGGCGACAAGGCGATGAAGGCTTTGGAGAAAGACCCGGACAAAGAGTTTGACTACATTCAAGCGGTATTGCCTAGAGACATTCAAGGTGAGACTGCGGCAGTAGCGCCACCACACTTGCGCCCGTGGGCCTGCTATTACATTAGTGTGATCGATAAAAAGATTTGCCAAGAGACAGGCTATTACGAATTACCATTCATGGTGCCGCGCTGGTCTAAGACCACTGGCGATGTGTATGGCTTTGGCCCCGGTTGTGTGGCTCGACCTGACATTAAGACCCTGAATGAATCACGCAAGCTGGCAATGAAGGCATGGGAGAAATCCATAGACCCCCCATTAAAGGCTATGCAAAACGGCATCCTTGGCAAGATCGATATGCGCCCATCGACTGTGACCTATGTGCGGGATATGAACAACCTAGAGCCGATTGTGAACGCGACCAACTGGAACGCTGATCAACTTATGCTCTCTGATGTACGTGCGTCTGTACGCCGTATCTTCTTCTCTGATCAACTTGAGTTACAAGATGGTCCACAAATGACGGCCACCGAAGTTCAGGTTCGCTATGAATTAATGCAACGCTTACTTGGCCCAACCCTTGGCCGTCTTCAATCTGAGTTCTTGAACCCGATTGTTGAGCGAGCGTTTTATTCCATGATGCGTGGTCAAGCCTTGCCACCCATGCCCGAAGTCTTACAGGAAGTAGGAGGTGATCTCGATATTGAATATGTTGGCCCACTCGCACGTTCTCAGAAGATGGATGAAGTCACAGGCATCCAGCGAGCCATTGAAGGCATTATGCAATTGGCACAGGTCAACCCTGATGTTCTCGACATTGTAGACGTAGATAAGGCGGGTCGCACTATCAGTGACCGATTGGGCGCTCCTGCCGATATGCTACGCGGCGATGAAGAAGTGGGTGAGATGCGTCAAACCCGTCAGCAACAGCAACAACAACAAGCCGAAATGGAACAGGGTCAGCAAGAATTAGCTGGCGCTACCCAAGCGGCACAACTGGAGCAGATGGTTAATGGACCAGCTCAGTAAAGATATTCGTGAGTTGTTTAGCACGAAGACAGGTCAGCGCATGTTGGCCAATATGAAAGCGGCCTATGGTGATCGAATCTCTTTCGCCAAAGACCCATGCGAAACGGCTTTCCGTGAAGGCCAGCGTAGCATTTACTTAGAAATCACGGGGATAGTGGAGAAAGAAAAATGACCGATGAAGCAACTACAGAAGAATCAAGCGCATCATGGCATGAGGGCTTATCAGATGAGTATCGAGGCAATGAGTCTCTATCACAGATTCCAGACCTTGATACCTTGGCTAAGTCCTATTTGGACGCTCAACAATATGCAGGCGGTTCAATCCGCATACCGGGTGAAGACGCGTCTACCGATGATTGGTCAGCATTTAATGCCAAGCTGCAAGACAAAGTGCCAACCCTTCTCAACTTACCGAGCGATGAAGAAGAAGCACGAGCCGCGATGTATGCGCGACTAGGCCGACCCGATTCAGCCGATGGTTATGGCATTGATGGCGCTGATCCTGATTTCCTTCAATGGGCCTTTGATAACGGCTTATCTAGCTCACAAGTCAAAGCGTGGCAGGAGAACACTCAAGAGCAAGGTCAGCAGAATGAAGCTAATCAAGACCTAGAGATGCAAGAGGCTAACGACTTACTCAAGAAAGAGTGGGGCCATGCCTACGACACCAAGCTCTCTCAAGCTAAGAACGCGGTATTAGCCTATGCCGATGCGGAGACTCAACAGTTCTTGCTTGATTCAGGTCTAGCTAATAACCCCGGCATGATCCGCTTAATGGCTGGCATTGGGGCTACGCTGACTGAGGATGAGTCGGCAGGATTGCAAAGCGGCAATAACTTCACCTTATCGCCTACCGAAGCAATGGATCGAATCTCAGAGGTTCGCCGCAACACTGAACATCCATATAACGTAGCCAATCACCCACAACACCGGGCCGAAGTAGAGAAGATGGAGCGTCTTTACTCTCAAGCCTATCCCGAAGCGGTTTAAGTAAGGATTTAAGTCCTAATAACCGTGTAAGAAGCCGCGATGATCTAATCCATCAGGGTAGCTAATCCTTAGTCCTGTGGGTTAGATGGGCCGTTTCCTATCTCGTCAAAGCAAGCGTTATTGCCAGTTAAGAGTCCCGAATGGGGTAGCTCAAAACGCCAATTTCTAATGCCTAATTCGGAGATAAGATCATGGCTAATACAATCACACAAGCGTTCGTCCAGCAGTTTCAGGACAATTTAATCCACCTTGCCCAGCAGAAGGGTTCACGTTTACGCAGTTCAGTAAATGAGCAATCTGTAACTGGCGAGAAATTCCACTTTGAGCGTCTAGGTACGGTTGCTGCTGTTGCGAAAACAACTCGCCACACCAACACACCAGTATTGGATGTTCCACACAGTCGCCGTACTGCAACTATGTCTGATTATCACTGGGCTGACCTGATTGATAACGAAGACAAGGTTCGCATGTTAGTGACCCCTGAAAGCCACTACGCTCGTTCTGGTGCAAACTCTATGGCTCGCGCCATCGATGATTTGATCATTGCAGCGGCTACAGGTACAGCCACAGACGGTGACGGCACTTCAATCGCTCTACCAGCAGCACAGAAGATCGCTCACGGCTCCG